TACATATGCCCAATTAGGAGACGGCAGTATAGTTATAAAATCGCCAGTAGATAGCCCATGCGGAGTAGAACTTTGCAATTCCCATGTCCATATATGCGCTAGATTACTAGGAACTACTGGTCCTTGTATATTGCCATTAGCAGAAGTATTGCCAGGCCCGGGATCAAGTACTGCATGTAGTTCAGTAACTAAAGTCCAATCTATAGTATCATTAAGATTAACTATTTGATTAGATGATGCAGTTTTATCCGACAATTTATTACTAAATAATGTCTTTATTATATGGCCGCCAGGTGCAGGTTCATCTGAAAACAACTCAGCCATTAATTTATTAGTAGAGAATTGCTTTACACCATCTACTTCTGCATAACTAGCATCTTTGAGGCGTCTATACCCAAATGCAGCTATTACATTCTTAGGGGGGTATGTCCCTGCAAAGTCTGTTTGATATTGAGTAAGATTAGCAGTAGTCCAACCACTATTGATTAGATTATAAATATAGGCATCAGATATACCGTCAGCAGGACGAGGTTTAGTATTAGAGAATCCATCTAATGCTCCTTCAAAATCTCGTTCTAACAGATGTAGTTTAGTTATAGTAAATGCCATAGATCCTGTGGTAATTACACTATTATCTAAAGATAATACTACCTTATATTCCAGTAGCGTAGGCTCTATGTATGCTCCAGTAATAAGGCATCCTGATTGAGTAGGAGCTATTTGAATAGGAGAACTTCCTATAGTAGTTAATCCATAGGTATCATCTGATTGTTCTCTAAATTGTACATATGTACTTTTCAAATCTAGTAAACTTACCGTATGCAGCGCAGTCCCCATAGGAACTACATCATTATAGATATACAGCATAGTCCCTAGTTGTACTACTATAAAATTAACTGTAGGATCACCTCCCACTGTAGGCCACTTAAAAATCTTAAAGTAACTATTTTCTACAGAGTTAAAGATAGGAAAATTATCTTTTATAACTTCAGGATATAGCCCTTTTCTCCTATGCCTAGATCCATCAGGCATAAGTTCAAAGTTCTCCTCATCTACAGTAAAGTTGAGAGGAAAAGAAGTAAGACTAGCATCAGTATTGATACCTTTGCTAAAATTAAAATTTGCTCGTTTTCCTCTCAATAATGCCATTATACTTTACCTTTTGCTCGGCCTATGGATTCTTCTGCTACCTGGAAAGTCTCTTCAACAAAGCTTCTAATAGCTACGTCTACTTGTCCAGGACTTGTGTACAATCCTGAGTATTTCTCAGGCAGATTCCCCGGTTTACCATCTACGTAACATAGATGATATAGAGAACCGTTATCAGTTAATTTACTACCTACTACTCTACCAGTAGCAGTTTCATATGGATTGGTTGGTCGTGCAATCATAATTATTAAGGTTTACCATAGTTAGGACGTTCATATTCCATTATATCTTCTTTCCATTTATTTCTTTGTACACGTATACGCATACGTCGTTCAGTTTGCTCTAGTTTTGGATTAGCCTCCTGTTTATACACAGCAAAGCAGCTGGCTTTACTTTTAGCTAAAAGATATCCAAAGAGATTCTCTGGTAGTGTAGGAATAGCTTGATCCTCCATAAGAAGAGGAATTCTTACTTCTCCATAACACTGTACCTTAGATTCCTGTAGATTGGTTTCTATTGAAAAATTAAATGCATCAAACCATACGTACTCATCATCAAAGGAAGTCCAATATCGGGGAGCAACATTGTTAAGGATATTAAGATAAATATTGGCATTGTATATACACTGTTTTACAGTAGAATCTGTAGAGGCTCTGCCATTGACTACTTGCATAAAGTCCTTGGGAGATAGATATTGTATTTCTACATACCTATCGGCTTCCCCTACAGTTTCCTTAATATTATATTTTATCCACTCTAGCTTAGATACAAAATCTGGAATATGCATTCTAGATGGTTGATCTACATTACTAGCTTCTAAGGAAAACAGAGTACTATTACTAGGAAGATTGTGTTCATCTACCAAATCATAGTACGTCTGTCTAATTACTTCCGCTACTTGCCCTGCCTCTATAGTATCTCCTATAGAATTAACCTCATCACTACTCATGGATGCAAGTATCTTCTGAGTCATATCCAATAGGGTGTACTTAGGCATAATTAACTCTGGCTACGTTGAAAGACTACTGATCCAGTACCAGTCTGCAGTTTAACAGCAACAGTATCTATATCTGTCTGAAGTATCTTAAAGGTTTCAGAAGAGTTAGGAGCTACTGCTCGATCTGTAGCTACAGCAGTCTGAGCACCAGCACCCCATCGTACATACGCAATAGAAGCGGAGCCATTAGTTACTTTAATACTACCAGCACCACTACCAGGAGGTAGAGTAGCAGATGCAGATGTAGTACTTGCAGATACAGTTACACTATCGTAAGGATCTATATTAGCTGGAGTAGTACCGGGATCTAGGGATACGGCAGCTAGGTACTTTCCGTAGTAAGTACCAGAAGGCTGTACTATAGATGTAGTGGCTCCACCAGATGCTATAGTACCTATAGACTGAGTTAGATACATATGATTCCAGGCTTTAATTGGCAATATATTCCCAGTACCGCCATTTATAGGTAGAACATTATTACCATCTCCGTCATTTACTGACATAAGAGCTACTACAGTATCTCTTGATGTAGTAGTTGCAGTTAAATTAGCATTAACCATAGTTGATATAGCAGTTAAAGCTTTAACTCCTCTAAAACTAGTTGAGTGACCTCTCCACCTAATAGGTTGCATAACATTAGGAGGCATATTAGTAGCAGTATACTCTATATCAATAGTAAATACATCATTATATGTAGTACTTAGTGCTACTGCAACTAGTTTAGTGTGTACCCAGATATACCCGTTAGACGCATCATAAGCTGATAAATCTTGAGTATACTTAAAGGGAACATCATAGCCAGCATACTTTACAGAATGTATTTTTATAGCGTGGTTACTTCCTATAGGTGCAGTACCGCTACTCCCAGCTGGTACTAGACTACTAAAATCTAGGGATAATATAGCACAATCTCCAGCTCTATGTACTGTATCTGTGTTTACAGTAGTACGTAGAGGTAGTTTATTATCAACTAGACAATCAGTTAAAGCAGGGCCATCAGCAAAATATTCTGAATCCCCATCTTGCCAATTGGAAGGAATACTATTTGCTCCCGAAGAAGGTGTGCCATATGTGCCTTTAATTACATCTATACATTTAGTATATTCAATCGTCATTATACAATCTCCTCTAGTTTATGTACTAGATTCATATTACTTTTATTACGTATGAAAATCATACATAAACTCCCAAATTTTGTATAAGAAGTCGGGGGATTGCTCCCCCGACCTGTTAAGCAGCTATTACGCTGCGATCACATTGCCGCTGCTAGGTTCAATATACTGAACAGTAAGGATGCCCTTACCGGCAGTAAATGCTGCGGCTCCATAGTTAAAGCCAATAATTACATCGGTATGAGATGTAGCGCCTACAGGAATAGTACTATTTACCAATGTACCTGCTGCTACTACCGTTTCACCGATACCATCAATAGCACTAAGTCCAGTAGCACTGGTAATACCTGCAACTACATCCCCTGTAACCATATCAGTTGCACTATAAGTACCAATAGATAGGGTTGCAGCGCCGTCTGATGTAAATGGAACTACAGTTTGAAATGTAGCTGATTTAATCAGGGAACCACGGGGAATACGTACAGCATTAGACTGAACAGCCTGCTGAGTAGTATTAGCTGCCCATGAAGAGGCCGCGTCTTTACCACTGATTTCCATAACGAGAGTCTTTACAGAACCCCGTTCTGAAGTAACAGCAGCAACATTATTGTCAGTAGTACGAGTACCGTACCCCTGAACAAGGCCATCCCAATTACTTGTATAAGCTTGACGAGTCATGTGTTTGTTCTCCTAAATTAAGCAATAACGTCAGTGTCAGTGACAACAACCACAAGATTTTCCGGACGGAACAGCTTAACGCCATACCGACAAGTAGTCACGTACTCTTCACGCTGCAGATCCTTGTTGTACTCGCCGTCAACTTGAGGCATCTGTCTCCAGGCACCCACAAACGGAAGAATATCAGAGGAAGCAGAGAAGAACAGATTGTTAACACCAGTAGCAGAAGTTACGCTATTAATGGTTTCTGACGCAGTATTCTTTGCCAGGTAGTTAGAGGTATATACATCGAAGCCATAGATATTCTTAACGAACCTACGACCAGATGCAAGACCACTGGTAATGATACCTTCCCAACGAGGGTTGTTACTTATAGAAGTAAGATTAGGCAGAGTATTCAAAATATACTCTACGGAAGGATCGACAATAGCAATCAGATTAGTATCTGGCACATTGGCTTTCTTCAGAGAATGCAATGCACGAGCAAAATCAGCTACGCCCATAGATTCACTTGGACCTGAGCCCACGAAACGGTGAGCTGCGCCATTGATGCTGTTCAGATTACTAGCTTGCTGCTTAGGGCCACCAGAAGCACTCTGGGCACCGCCAAGGGCAAGAATATCTGTTTCAACCTTTTCTGCAATAGCACGAGCCTGTTTAGGCACGAACCCAGAAGTCAGTTGAGCCATGTAGTAGGCATCCTGCATCGCCTTCTTGGTGATGTAAGTACCAGCCTGCAGATACTCAGTGATTGAGAATGTAAAGTTACCAGTATCCAATGCATCGTAGACAACTGGAGTATTTTCCGAGTAGTTACGGGCAGTGGCTTCGCCGACAGACGGGATATTGAAAGTATCGCCATCAGGGAATTCATTCAGCCAATTTACCCACTGCTGTGCGCTAAGTTCGTCTTGCAGTACGGATTTGAGCTGTGAACTCCACACATTTGCACGTCGCAGAGCGACTGTATTAAGTGTAGTTTCTGACATTTAAGTAGTCCTATTTAATTAAAAACATATAAAATTTAATCCCAAGCATCCCCAAGCGCCATCATATCTTTATGAAGCTGGATCTGAAGGCTTTTATCGAGTACAAATTTAGTCGTACCCATTTCCTTCTGTACAGCATCATAATATGCCTTATTTCTAGTACCATTCCCATTAGCATTATTAGCAAATACTGCTGTGGTGTTACTAGAAGAAGAGGTCATATTAGAATGTTGGTTGGGGTTGTTGGTATATCCAATGGCGTTCAAGAGGGCTTTGGGGCTTGTACTTCCCAAAGATTTCAGCACTTCCACTGACAGCCCTAGTTCCAATGCCTTATTAGCAATGAATTCTTCTGCTTTATCTCCGTAGACTTTACTTACTTCGCTTACGGCAGAATTCCAGTTCTGTGTTTGTTTACGTGCCTGTTCTCTAGCATCCATCAATTTCACGATGTCATCAAGTGAAAGACTATTAGGTTGGTTATCCGTAGTCTGCGTTGTCTGTACAGTCGTGGTATCTTGCGGGTTAGGCGTATTAGTATTAAGGTTAGTCATGATTTGTTCCAATAGTTTAGTACGATCATTAGTTTCATTGACAATAGCCAGTTGAGTCCGTAGGGTCGCGGTCTCTTCTTCTAGTTTCTTGATAAAGTCGTCACTTGCTAACTTCCCTCTAGCTAAATCTTCGACAGTCTTAAACTTCTTTCCATCCCCTACTAATCCCTCTAGAATACTGGTCGTTACTTCTGGAGGAGAATTCTGTATAATGTCTGGGTCTTGCATTATGGTAATAGTTTGAGTATTTCATTATAGGCAATGATCTGTCCATTTTTATCTGCACGAATCACGGCCCAGTTAGGTGTGTTGTAATCTGTAAAGTTGTCTATAACTAATCCATCTCTAAGATTCTCCACAATTTCTTTTAATTGGTTAAGTAAAGGAGAGGTCTTCCAGGCTGCTGCTATTGCTTCCGCTTCTTCAGCTGTCTTTGCAGATCTTACCCATATTATAGGTACATTTCTATCCGGTCTGGACATTAGGATCTCTTGGCATATCTTCTGGTGTTATAGGAGGAGTCATTGATTCCGCATGGGTCTGGTCTTGAGCAGTCTGCAGTAATTTCTGAGTATCTGCCTGTTCCATTATGCGAATATTTGGTTCTACTATATGTTTAGATGCTAGGCCTAAATTCTCCTCAATAAGTTTTGCCAGTTTAATTCCCGAGAAATGGACCTGCACTGCAGGATCTTGATAGATGTTAGTAGCAGATAGAGATGCTAGGTTCTGTATCAATTGAGCCTGTGCTGCGAAATGTCTAGCCCCAATAGGCACAAGACGACCCTTAGCTTCTAGGTCTGCCTTAGTTATATTTAGAAAAGACTGTACCCCTAGTTCTGGATCTGTTACTTTGACAGCTTCTATTGAATCCATACTGCGGCGAGCTACTTCTAGCATCATATTGAGCAGAGGTTCAATAAATTGTTTTTCAAAATAAGAGATCTTATTCTGGAAAGTTCTGCCAGCACTATTTTCAAGTGTCTGTACTTCGAACTTAGTCTTTTCACCTGGAGTACGAATACCCATTGCTTGCTTTGGCGCTCCTGCCATTTCTTCCATTTGATCTTCCAATTCATGAATCTGCATATCTGCATTAAGTGCAGTGGTATCTGGTCTTAGGAACTCCACATCTGCATCAGTATCCATGTATATACGAGCAAGAGGAGCGTACTTAAAATCTTCCACATATCCCTTAACCTTAGTAATAGGATACGCAATAAGGTCAAAGACGTCTGCCTTAATGTTCTCAAGATGGTCTACTCTGTATTGCATGCCAACCAGATTATCAAGAGGGCCCATTGCCCATAGATTATCTGGACGCAACCTCCAGCCACAATGCTGCTTGGTGCTAGTTCCTGTCCATGTTTGTAATCTTTCTTTCCGTATTACATATGCACGATCCACGATTGTTACTATATGATTTTCTAACAACTCTCCAGTACTTTCTAGGAATATGTCTCCTTCAAATTCCAGTACTTCTACCATGCCAGATGAATAGTATTGAGTTATAGAACCAAAACCATCGGCTATCAAACCTTCTGATTTACGTACATGTCCTTCAGATACTCCTGCTAACTGTACGCGATTTCTCTTAATCATATCCAACTTGGCTTGGTCCGCCAATTGCCATGCTGGATTAGTTTTCCTAAGTTTTTCTATATCTCCTATTGAAAGAAGACTTCTAGTAATTTTTGGAGCATCAGCAAAAGAAGAAGCAGTAGGATCAAATACAATGTCAAACGGAGATATGCGTACAGCTTTAGGCCCCTTATATCCAGGAAGAACTGTACCATCTGCTAGAACAGTCTCTTCATTCGTATACTCTACATCACCAAATACATTACCAACATCTATATAGTCTAGAACAAAGGAAGATACCATCTGTTCAAAGTTAGACTGTTTTAATTTATTCCGCATATACAGAGTGATGATATCTGCCTTTGCTTTAGTAGCAGAGTCCTCATCCTGCGCTTCCCACTGGAACCAATCTTCAGTAGGGAACAATGCAGCCATATAATTAGCATGCAGATTGTCTCGTATCTGGCATAACTTTGGGCGTGTTGTCTTATTCTTCCAAGGCAATGCAGCATTAGGGGTAGTACTAGTATCTGTAGCAAATACATAGGAACGTACTTCAGCCCAATCCTTCATCTTCTTAGATCTAGCTTTATTCCACTTATCAAAGGTAAGTGCAATGTAAGATGCCAGTGTCTCTGGATTTACTAGTTCAGTACTTATATTTATTACACGTCTAGCCATTATGCCCCCAGGCCACCAAATTTACCCCATACAACCTTATCATCTTCTACTCCTCTGGTATTAGTGCCAAACCCACGAGGAGGCACTGCTATATCAATGGCACATGTAAGTGCATCTTTAAGGTCATCGTGCGCAGGGTGTGCCTGCATCAACTGTTCTTCCAGCATATTGCATACACCTCCCTGGTAATGCCATATAACTAAGTTCTCGTATCTAGGACCTAACGTGGCTGCCATACGTTCTTCTTTAGCACCGTCAGTTCTAGTAGGTCTATGTTCGTCTACAGATATAGCCAATCCATGTGGCTTAAAGTACTGATCTTTTAATTCTCTAACAATGGCAGCTTGGGCTACTGTTACTTCTGCTCTAAGCTTTCTAAAGTTCCATTTAATATGGAGATTACGAATATGCTCAAAGTATACAGATATTTTATCAGTCTTAAATCTATCTAAATCCAGTATGAATATATTACCATCTGAATCCATACCTATTACTGCTATTGCAGAATAGTCTGCCTTTAGTGACAGGGAGAAAGCGAAGTCAATAGCTGCAAATACGTTGACATGCTTACCTCTTACCCACCACTTACCATCCCTGTTTACAACCAGCTTACGGTCATAATATTGAAACCTTGATTGTGAGATACCTGAAGATTCACCCACGTTGGGGTTGTTATAGTACTGTGCGTAGAATTGGGTTTTGTCGATATACTTTGATCTAATTTTTGCAAGAATTTCTCTATTAAATCCGTACATTTTTCCATCGTGTCTACGATGTGCAGGCCAGAGGAAATCCCCTGTTCCGTCACCTCTATTCTCCACTTCCCGTTCAAATATTTCATAGACAAGGTTTGTGTCGATGATACCTCCGTCATCGTCATATACCTCTTCTTTAATCTCTATCAGGTCTGAGTACAGATCTGATGGATGATATCTTGTTCCTACAATCCACTCCTTAGCTCCAGGGTTTTCAATGGAAGCTAGAAGGGAATACTGTGCCTTTGTTTTACTTCTACCATCTTCTGTATATGCATTTTCCTGTATAACTACGTCATCCAGAACTGCAATATCGCAATGGCGGCCCGTCATATTGGTAGTCAACCCTGCAGTAAATACTGTAGGATCACGTACCTGTTCTTGTTTTCTAAGTGGATGGTCTACTGTAATCTCTG